TGGCTGTGGGCCTAGGGCCTCGATACACACATATTGGCGGGCCCTAGGGGGAGGGGGTGTCTTACACCCACCACCTGCCCTCTGCCCTCTGCCCCCTGCCACCTGCCACCTGCCCTCTGCCCTCTGCCCTCTGCCCTCTGCTAATGCTTGCCTTATTACTTGTGGATAAACAACCTTATTTACATCGTGGTTATTATGGTGTAAGGCGCATTTATGGCCGTTAAAATTCGTGTATAATTTACGTGGATTTTTTAGTGCTTATTTTTTTAGCGTTTAGCAACAAAAATGGCTGCAAAAATGTGGATAACTTTTTCGGATGAAAAAATAGGCATTTTTTACTAATAAAAATAAAAAGCCTCTTTTTTTTATTTTGTTGATTTCCTTTTTATTAATAAAAAATAGGAAAAAAAAAAAAACACAGCAAATCGGCCGCTAGGCCACGCTGGATAAGGCGTGCGGCGTTTGTGGGTCATGTGGTCAAAAATCAGAAGAAAAAAATTCTTTCCAGAGAAGTCGTATAAATAGTAAGCAATAATACCTGCCTATAATATATACACTGCTTAAATAATAGGCATATTTATATATATAACTCCATAAAAAAGGAGAATTTAGCCATATTATACACAAACGCCGCAAACCGTTGTCCCACAAAGCCGCGCGCGTACCCACACATCCCAAACTCATCACCTACAAATTACCCACAAATGACTACAAATTAATCAAAAATATATGTATTTTTTACTCTTTATATATATATATCAAAAATTGATATATCAATCATACCACATAAAATGTTATTTGTCAAGCACACATAAATAATACATAAATCACACCTTGTGTAAAAAAAAGTGTTGCACTTTAAAAAACCTTGGTGTAAAGTGTCATACATACATAGTTAACTAGCTGTGTATAGAATTTAATCAACCACAAACAAAGGAAGGAAGTCGCCATGAAAAAATTAACGAGTGTAGATCAGGTTAACGGCTTTGGCTTAGATTTAGCGTACACAATGATGGTCATAGGGTACGCGCAACCGAAGCCCGTAAATTTAGATTTAACAGATAAATTAGCTTGGCTTCGAGCGAATCCTAAAATCATAAAGCGATTTATCGGATGGGCTAACAATAAAGTAGTTGCAGAGTTAGCCAAAGATATGGGATGTGCACATGGAGCGTATACCGTTCTTTACTTAAAAGACGGCGCAATTATTAATCAAACTAAGGGGGCTTAACATGACCACACAAATATATAACACCTACAAAGACTTTTTAATGAGAGACGACGAGACTGTCAACGGTGTAAGTCCTGATTTTGCAAGAGAGTACCCGAACTGGGACGCGGATAATAGTACAAATATAGGATGTTGGAACTGTATTAATTGCCGTAATTGTAACAACTGTAACGGCTGTTACCGCTGTAACGACTGTAACGGCGGTTACCGCTGTAACGACTGTAACTACTGTAACAACTGTTACAACTGTCTCGGCTGTAACAACTGTAACGGCTGTTACCGCTGTAACAACTGTAACGACTGTAACGGCTGTAACAACTGTAACTACTGTTACCGCTGTAACAACTGTAACGGCTGTAACTACTGTAACTACTGTGACGACTGTAACGACTGTAACGACTGTAACGACTGTGACAACTCAGTAGTTACTGTATGGATTGCAAAGACATAATTAACCAAACTGAAGGGATTTAAAATGACCACACAAATATATAACACCTACGAAGACTTTTTAATGAGAGACGATGAGACTGTCAACGGTGTAAGTCCTGATTTTGCAAGAAAGCACCCGAACTGGGACGCGGATAATAGTACAAATATAGGATGTTGGAACTGTATCTATTGCCGTAATTGTAACTACTGTTACTGCTGTAATGGCTGTAACAACTGTAACCACTGTAACAACTGTGACAACTGTAACGACTGTTACGGCTGTAACTACTGTAACAACTGTAACGGCTGTAACAACTGTTACGGCTGTAATGGCTGTAACAACTGTAACCACTGTAACTACTGTAACTACTGTAACAACTGTAACGGCTGTTACGGCTGTAACTACTGTAACAACTGTATTGATTGCAAACAAACAACTAAACAAACTAACCAAACCGAAGGGATTTAAAATGAATTCAGATTTAATTGATGGAATAATTACTTTAATCGCCACACTAGTTGTTAGTGTATTACTTGCGGTTGTCTATATTTTACGCACAGGAGGATTATAAAATGAAAGATGCGGATTTAAATTTAAAGCCTACGGGCGTAGAATTAAACAATGGCGACATGTATATTCTGCGCAATATTAGTGCAAGAGATATAGATGCCAAAATTCAAGCATTAGAAGATGCGCTAAACGCCCCACCTAAACCCGCCACGCAATCCACGCGCACCGGTACTTTGACCTTTGCGCTACCTGAAGATGAACACGCTTTTAAAGTAGCATCTAACGCGCATATCTATCGACAAGCTGTGGTTGATGCGCTTATGTTTATTCGCAATCAAAGTAAACACAACGAACAAATAACGGATAGTGAATTAATTTTATTAAACCGAGTGGGAGGTATTTTGTTAGATGAAATTTATAACATTGGGGATGATATTTAGTATGAAAGCGAAAAAAGACGAAGTCATAAACAAAATCATTGACGAAATTAATTTAGCTAATGCAAAAGATTGGAAATATGTAGTAAATACTAAACTTACGCTTGAAGAAGAAATACTTGGACTTGAATTGATTGTGGAAGACGACATGGAGAGGCAACCAATGATTACAAAAGAATATGTGCTCGAAAAATTAAGGGCTATCAGGCATGGTCATTTTAATTTACATACAGTCTTAAAAAAAGAGGTATTACGTAGAACAAGGGGGGTTAAAAATGACAGCACACACATAAACAATTAATTTTTTAGCAGTAGTTTTTTTTATTTTTTTATTTTTTAATAAGGGCAATATCATGATTAATTTAACATTAGAGCAATTAACTGCGCTTTTATCGCAACACGCTACGGCACAAGCAACCGATGCGCATCTTGGGGAGCATACAATTAATATAATGTCAAACGGTGCGGCAAAGGCAACCGGTTCGGCGACACCTACACATAAACTTACAAACGATTCAGCACAAGCAACCGATGCGCCGTGGGTTGTTGGGCAAAACTACATTATTCGTACAGTAACCATGATGCACGTTGGCAAACTCTTTGCAGTTTACCCAACGGAATTAGTTATGGTGCAGGATAGTTGGATAGCGGACGCGGGGCGCTGGCATTTATGTTTAAGAGACGGCATCGAAGCAATTAACGATATTGAGCCTTTTAATCCAGAAGACGCTGTAATTATTGGGCGCGGGTCGGTTATTGATGCAACAATCTGGCGACACGCATTGCCTAAAGACACTAAATGAACGCAGCATTATTACGTACTGGGCTAAATAACTCTGAATCTTGGTCTACGTCTGGGTCTAGGTCTGAGTCTTGGTCTAGGGATTGGTCTAGGTCTAGGGCTTGGTCTAGGTCTTCTGTGGCTTGGTCTTGGACTTCGTCTACGTCTAGGTCTGCGTCTAGGTCTAGGTCTAGGTCTTGGTCTTGGTCTGGGTCTATGTCTAATTCTAACCCTGAATAATATTCTAAAGGAAATATTAAATGAACGCTGCATTGTTACGTACTGGGCTAGATAACCCTATGTCTAGGTCTAGGTCTAAATCTTGGACTATGTCTAGGTCTAGGTCTAGGGTTGGGTCTATATTTTGGCTAGAATCTAAATTTATACCTATGTCTTTGTCTTGTTCTATGACTAATTCTGGGTATACGTCTAAGTCTTCGTCCTGGTCTAAGTCTTGTCCTAAGTATAAGTCTAAGTCTAGGTCTAGGGCTAATTTTATGTAACTTTATGTCTAATTCTGGGCATATGTCTAAGAAGCGGTATAAGTCTAAATATTATTCAAATATATCTTTAAGAAAAAATAAAAAATGAATGAAATACAAATAACTGCATCAAACAATAGCATTAAATTATCTATAATTAACAAAGAATTTATCTTTAAAAGGAAATAAAAAATGAATGAACAATCTAAAATTCAGCAACAATTAGGTGTCTACTCTCGCGCTCGATATGCAATTAAGCTATTACATTCTGGCGCCGCAGATGATATTACCGTTGCACCGGATGAATATCACATTTATACCAAAGACGCGCTAATTAACTCCGCCCCGCACTTAGAAACCTCCATAGAAGCCATAGACGCCCCTTGGTGGGTTATTTTGGATGAAGAAACAGTTATTCCCATACGATTTGTTAAAGACATTGTGGAGGCACTAAACGCGCGGGATGAACAAATTAAAAAAGACATTCTAAAATGAACAAAGAAGGCACATTATTATGTTCTGGATAATCGTCATGGGCTGGTCGGCAGTTACATTAATGGCACAAGGTCATCTATTGCTCGGTGCGTTGCTTGCGATAGCTGCATTAGTCGCCTTAAGTGATGAGTAATGTATGGTAAATTTACCCACGTGGTTTAGCGAAATCACTAAACTTTTGCGCGGCTAATTCACCACCATCCGCCCACATCAAACGCAATCTATCGCGCTCGTCCTTTGCACGTAACGCACAATAGCGCCGATGTAATCGCAGCGCAATTGACCATCGCCGATGTACGTGGATTTCTTCCATCAACAACTGAAATACTTTATTTGCGTCGTCAATGCCGTCCTCATATTTCATAGATCGCCATGTCACCATAGGCTTATCACTATTCACTGCACGGGTTGGGGTAGATTGGGTTTTCTTTTGCATTTGTTAAACATTCCTTTGCTAAATCAGCGATGGCAATTTTGCCAGGCAATACTTCATTAAAAATTCGTTCGTCTACACTATTTTTACACATCAACACATACACCCACACATCGCGCGTTTGTCCTGACCTATGTAGTCGACCTATACATTGCTCGTACTCTTCCATACTCCATACGGGGGAAGTAAAAATAATATGACCCCCCCCATGTTGCAAGTTTAACCCATGTCCTGCGCTTTTGGGGTGTAATAACAATATAGGTATTTTACCTGCATTCCAGTCATTGATTGTGTAAGACTCTTGTTTTTGCATCAACGTTTTAATTTGCGGAAAGCGTGCTTTTAATGCCTCATACTCGGCGGTATACTGATAAAAAATAATTGTTGGCGCGTGTTGATTAGCCTCAATAATTTCTTCAATACGATCAATTTTATCTTTACTGATCCAATGCGCTACATGCGTATCATCATAATAAAATCCTGCGCTTATTTGTTGTAATTTTTGCACTAACACCGCTGCGCTAGGAGCAGTCATTTTTAATTCGGTCTTCATGTCGTCAGCATAAAGCACACTGGTTTTAACCATTTGAGCATATACATGTTGTACAGATTGCGACATGTCTATGCTAACTGGCACAATGTGTAACAAGGGCAAATTGTCTTTATACGATTTATTTTCTAACGCAAAGGTCATGGGATAGATTACGTCCATCACTTTATCAACAGCGTTGGGTTTAGGCGTCCAGTCTGTGTAATACCCCTTGCTAACCCCATAAAAATAATTGTTCAAAAACCCGGTAATTGTTTTACCCAAATAACAATCGTCAATGATTTTGCACTGCCCAAACACATCAACTAGCCCGTTAGAAGTAAACGACCCGGTTAAACCCCACCGGATTTTAAATTGATTACGTGCTTTATAAAGTGCTTTAAACCGTGCGCTAGTACTATTCTTTAGTTTAGTAAGTTCATCAATTACAAGCCCATTCATGCGTATTTTTACTAACGATTGTTTAAACAGCCACGGCAAATTTTCAAAATTAATTACCACCACATCCGCATCTGACATTAACGCCTGCACACGTCGCCCTTCGTCACCGGTCGCTACGGCAATATTTAAATCAGGTGCCCATTTTTTTATTTCTTCCGGCCATACCTGATTACACACACGCAACGGGGCAATAACAAGCCATTGCGACACAACCCCATCACGCAGTAATTCACGCATCGCCGTTAATGCAATAGCTGTTTTACCCGCCCCTACGGATGCTAACACCATTGCAAAATCGTGTTCGTAAAGGTAGGTTACTGCGGCTTCTTGATATGTACGTAAGCCCGGTTTAAATAGAGTCATAAGGGTGTATCCAATTTAATTGTGATAATGCTTTTAGAAATGGATGTGCTACCCGTGCATTAAACGTTATTTTTTTGTTGTCTAACAACGGGATAATTATGTCTAAACGGCCTGTATCATATAGCCACATTTCACAATATTTTAAATTTAAATTTTCAAAAAATAATCGATCAGTACACACATAATCCACCGTGTTCATGAGCCGATTGAATATTTTATATCCATGCGCTACATTTTTTTTACTGTGCCACACGCCGAAATATTTACGCCGGGCTTCTAGATTAATGGGTATCCGTATCTTATTCATAGCAATTCATTCGCCCGTGTTAAATTTGCAATATCTAATTTATTGTGCCAATATGAAACAAAATATTCTAAATCAGTGAGCGATTGTATTAGATAATAACATTGCTCTAACTTTAACATGTCGTTTTTGAACACTTCTTGTAAAGGGGATAATTTACCTTGTTCGGATTTTAACTCTACAAAACAAATGTAGCCACGCGGGAAACACACAATCCTATCCGCCACACCACGGTTTGTAGGTGACACAAATTTATAACTAAATCCGCCTAATTGTTTCACCGCTTGTATCAATTTTTTTTCTAAAGCCGATTCTCGCATGATAGATTTACCCCCCCCTTAAAAATATATCGCAATTGTAACATAAAATGTACAACAATGTGTTGCATTAGTAAAAATAATTCGATACAATGATGGTTCATTAACTAACAATTGGGAAATTTAAAATATGGCTAATCACTCAAAAATAGTAGGCGGGTCTACCGCCAAACGTGTAATGAATTGCTATGGCTCGGTAGCCCTAGCGATGAAAGCACCGCCACAACCTCCATCCGAATACGCAATACAAGGGACAATGTTACACGAAGTGATTGCGAACGTATTAGATAAAGATGAAGCCGTTCCGACAACATTAGATGATAAATCAAAAGAAAAAATTGAGTTTGCGATTAAAATGTTAGACCAAGTTGATCCTGACGGGGTTATGGAGTTTGCGATCGAACAAGAGGTTAATTTTGGAAATGAATTGCCGGAGGTGTTTGGGTCGGTGGATTTAATTGGCCGTATTGGTAAACGTGTGGTTGTGTTGGATTGGAAATTTGGCGATGGTGTTATAGTAGACGCCGAAGAAAACGAACAATTAATGTTTTATGCCGCCGCCGCTAAATCTACACCCGCACTTGAATGGGTATTTAAAGATGTGATTGATATTGAGTTAATTATCGTTCAGCCATTTGGTATTAAACGATGGGTTACAACATTTGATCGTATTGCACAATTTAAAAGTAACTTAATACATTCTGTTAATAAAGCATTACAATTTGTATCTCAGTTTGGCCCTGAATACACCAAACTATCTTTACCTGATTTATTATCAATTATGCGTGCGGGGTATATTGAGACAGAAAACGCGTTTAACTTAGGAACACATTGCCGCTGGTGTCCTATAAAAGAGTGTTGCCCGTTGCAAGAGAATACGGCTGCGCATGTGCTTAATAAGCCACTATATGCCCCTACGGTATTAGGCGAAGATTGGCTTACAAAATTGGATGTATTGGAAAATTGGATTACGGACATGCGGGCAATAGCACTTAAACAATTGGAAGCAGGCAATGAAATTAAGGGGTGGAAATTAGTCGCTAAACGGGCATTACGGAAGTGGGTAGATGAACAACAAGCCAAAGCAAATTTAATTGCGTTAGGCTTAAAAGAATCTGAAATTACTGAGACCGCGTTACTTTCTCCGGCACAAGCAGAAAAAGTATTGAAGAAATACAAAATGCAATTGCCGGAAGATAGTGTGGTCGCAATAAGTTCAGGTAACACCTTGGCGCCGGAATCGGATCCAAGAGCAGCAATCAAGGTAACACAACAAGATGTAGTAACAGCAGCATTTAAAAAATTGGATTAACTTCACATTGGAAAAGGAAATTATTATGTCAAACGTAAGCGTATTTTCAGCAGCAAATTTACCTTCATTAACAGACATGGCATCGGCGTTAAAATCTAACCACACGCCCGTCGCATCGTCATTGGCGTACATTAAATTACACCATATAGATGCTAAATGGGTGTTTGGATCAGAAGAAGAAGAGGTAGAACCAGATTCATTATGGGCGGTAAACCCGTATTCATTAATTCGTGGGTACATTTGCTGGGCGCCATCTAAATTGAAATTAGGTGAGATTATGGCACCTGCATGGGAGCCACTACCAGAACCAGGCCCGCTACCCGTCGGAGCCGATAAAAATAAAGGGTGGGAATTACAAACGGGGTTTAGTTTGAAATGTGTATCCGGTAAACATCGTGGTACCGAAGCACTATATCTTCGTACCTCGTTCGGGTCACGCAAGATGTATGAAAAATTAGTTATGGATATCGTACATCAAATAGATGTAGATAAAACAACACCATTGCCGATTGTAAAACTAAGTTATAAATCGTACGAAAGTAAACACGGTAATACTATTCATAATCCCGTGTTAGAAATCGTCCGTTGGGAAGCTCCAGGTAATTTATCTGTCGAAGAAGATATATTTGAAGAGCTAGAGCCTGTAGAAATTGAAGCTACCCCTGCTAATGTAAGACGTCGTAGACCATCGTAATGTTACGGGGGAAAGTTTCGTGGTTGAGCGAGTACCCCATCTTTTTAAATCCCATTAAAAATTTTTTAAAGAGGTAAATTATGCCTAGGCTTTGGCTCGATTTTGAAACCCGTAGTAGATGTAATTTACAAATATATGGTGTATATAATTATGTGCAACACCCCTCTACTGACATAATTTGTTTATCGTATGCGTTTGATGACGACCCAGTTACAACATGGCTACCACATCAAGCATTCCCCTCACGTATTGCTGATCATATTAATAATAATGGGCAAATATGCGCGCACAATGCAGCATTTGAACGGTTAATTTTTGAATATGTTCTTAGTGAGAAATATAAAACCCCCATACCTAAACTAAGTCAATGGTATTGCACCGCCGCGCAAGCCCGCGCAAATTGCGCGCCAGGATCATTAGGTGATGTAGGCCGGTTTTTTGGTGCCGAGATGCGCAAAGACTACCGTGGCGCGCAGCTAATACGTTTGTTAAGTTTACCGTTACCAGATGGTACTTTTAGACGAGATGATAAATTATTGCAAGAGATGGTCACATATTGTCAACAAGATGTGAGAACCATGCGAAGTATTAGTTTAGCTATGCGGCCATTATCAAAAAATGAATTACGCGATTATCATATTAATGAATTGATTAATGACCGTGGGCTATTAGTGGATACTGATTTAGCTAAAGCAGCAATTCGATACAGCGTTGATGAAACCAAAGAAATAGAAGATTTAGTACGCGAAATTACGCATGGTACGGTTAATTCGGTACGGTCGGCTAAAATGCGTAAGTGGGTGCAAGAGCGCGTAGGTAGTGAAGCATTGAAATTAATGACTACAGATAAAGATGGTATAGAAAAAATATCCATTGATAAAACGGTTCGCGCTAATTTATTACAATTAGCCGAAGAAGACCCTAACGAAGTACCACCCCATGTAGCGGATGTTATTCAATGTGCAGATGATATATGGGCTTCTAGTGTAGCTAAGTTTGTACGCATGTTTAATATTGCAGATGCGGCTGACCAACACGTACGCGGCGCGTTTGTATTTGCAGGCGGTGCCGCTACAGGTAGGGCGGCGTCATACGGGATTCAATTACATAACCTTACCCGCACCTGCGCCGAAAATCCTGAAGTTGTTAGGCAGTCTATGGTTCAACGCGAGTCATTAGTACCCACATATGGCAAACGCGTTACAGAGGTACTAAAGAGTATGCTTCGCCCAACGATCATGGCACAAGAAGGACATAGTTTAATTGTTGCAGATTGGGCGTCCATTGAAGCGCGTGTATTACCGTGGCTATCAAGTTACCCCACTGCTAAACATAAGTTAGAATTATTTAAACAAGGGGTAGATATTTATAAAGTCAATGCTGCCGCGACGTTTCATGTGGAGTTGGATGAAGTAACGAAAGCGCAACGGCAAATAGGTAAGATTCAAGAATTAGCGTGCGGGTTTTCAGGAGGCGTCGGAGCATTTAACGCAATGAGTACCATTTATAAAATGCAGTTTAATATAAACGAAGCTAAATCATTAGTCGCAGGGTGGCGGGCAGCTAATTCTTGGGCGCCTATGTTATGGGATCAAATACAAAACGCATATTTACAAGCAATACAAAATAAAGGAGCCGAGTTTTCTGCGGGCAAAGTAACATATTTATTTGATGGGTTGCATTTATGGTACTCTTTACCATCGAAACGCGTGCTATGCTACCCTTTCTTACGCGTTGAAGGAGGGGAAATTACATATGCTAAAGCAGCATGGAAACCCGCCGCAGATGCAAAAGAATGGCCTAGAGCAAAGCTATGGGTAGGCGTTGCAGTGGAAAACATAGTTCAAGCGACAGCACATGATTTACTGCGTGAGTCATTATATCAATGTGAAACGAAGGGCCTGTATGTCATAGGCCATGTGCATGATGAAATCATTGTAGAAGCGCCAAACGATGTGGTAGAGGAGAAAAAAAACGCGTTGAAATTAATAATGACAACGCCACCTGCGTGGGCGGCTGATTTACCTTTAGACGTAGAAATATCACATTCTCTACGTTATGGAAAGTAAAAACCCACCTGTGGGGACAGATGGGTTTTTTATTAACTAATTTTTAGGGATTTAAAAATGAGTTTTATTGATTATATAGCATCACTCGCACCAGAAAATGAAACCGCGTTATTTGTATTACAAAAACCACAATTATTCAAAGGTGAGCAACAATATCATAACGATGGCACTTTAAAATGCACGTGGCCTGCATTTTTACCAGGGAAGGTAAATCAAAACGCTGAACAAGCATGGTACGGAAATACAGGTTCATTTATAACTTCTCGTTTTAAAAACGGAAAACCTAGTGCGTCCGCTGCGTATTGTACACATGTGTTAGTGATGATGTTAGACGATATAGGTATAAAATCTAAAACCCCGCCATTGCCGCCGTCGTGGATTATGGAGACGTCAGCAGGTTCTTTTCAGTGGGGGTATATCTTTTCTGAGCAACCCACTAAACAAGCGTTTGTAGCAGCTATTAAAGCGATTGCAGCGGCGGGATATACTGATCCAGGTGCTATTAACGCAGTACGTAACTTTAGATTACCTGGCTCGGTTAATCTAAAACCTGGTCGGGATAATTTCCGCGCCGTATTAATAGAATTTAATCCTAAACGTGAGTACACTTTAGATGAAATTTGCACCGCATTAAATGTAACCCCTTATGAAAAAGTAGTTTCGGAGTTTGAATCAATTCGATTACCACATTGTGATAATGACCCCGTTCTAAAATGGCTGTCCGATAAAGGGTTAATATTAAGCAATGTAAACAACGAAGGATGGCTAGGGGTCGTGTGTCCGAATCACAATCAACATTCAGACGGTAACCCTATGGCAAGATATAAACCTGCTACACATGGGTTTTGTTGCTATCATGGGCATTGTGCGGGGTTAACATCTAACATATTTTTAGAATGGGTTAAAAACAACGGTGGTCCCGAAGCAGAGTATGGTGTATCTGAGAAAGTGCTATCAAAAAATTTATTTAATGCAATGGAAAAAATAGATAAAGAAGTTAATGTATCGGACGCAGTTAAGGCCGTTTTAAAAAGTATTAAAACAAAAGAAATTGCGCGGCTAGAGAAAACAGAATGGTACTCTCGATTTGCCTACATTAAAAATGAAGATTGTTATTTTGACATGGAAACGCGGGAGGTTATAAAACGTATTACCTTCGATGCTATTTATCGACATGTAGAGTGTCGCTCCATATTTGGCAACCGGGTTTTGTCTGCGTCGCGTTGTTTTGATGAAAACCGAGAAGCGCATGGTGCCAAAGTTTTTGTTGGCGTTACTTATGCCGCAGGGGAAACCGTTGCGTGTAAACGTGGCGGCGAATTGTACGCCAATATATGGCGCGATGCGCGTGCCCGCGACGAGTCAAAAGATGATGTAGATATTTCCCCTTGGTTAAATCATTGCCGTCGTTTAGTGCCCGAAGAAAAAGAATTGAATCATATTTTGGATATGATGGCGTTTAAATTACAAAACCCTGCGATTAAAATTAATCACGCCGTGTTACACGGTGGGGCGCAAGGGTGTGGTAAAGATACTATGTGGGCGCCGTTTGTTCGCGCAATATGTGGATATCCTGCGCATAATCTAGGGATAGTAGATAACGACACATTATCTGGACAATGGGGCGATGCGTTTGAGTCAGAAGTATTAATTATTAACGAGCTATATGATCCTGATTTTAGAGAACGTCGTGCGTTAGCAAATAGGCTTAAACCTATTATCGCTGCACCGCCGGATTTAATTAACGTAAATAAGAAATTTCAACCGGTCTGTGCCGTTATGAATCGCATGTTTGTACTAGCTTTTTCAAACGAACGTATCCCCATTCGATTAGACTCTCAGGATAGGCGCTGGTTTTATGTTTGGTCCACCGCACCAAAAATGACGGATACAGAATCAAAACAGTTATGGGATTGGTATCATGCTACGGGGTTCGCTGCAGTCGCCGAATGGCTTCATACACGCGATGTAAGTCAATTTAACCCTGGTATGCACCCGCCTATGACAGATGCTAAATTTAGTTTGGTAGAATATAGCCGAAGCAATATAGAAGCAGAAGTGGTGGGGATGTTAGTCGAACGTAGAACGCCATTTAATAAAGGTATAATTGGTAGTCCATTTAACAAACTGTGCGAAAGTATAGGTACTCTGAGCAATTCCCCGCCCATTAGTAGACATGTTTTATTTAAAGCATTAGAAGAAGCAGGGTGGATTGATTGTGGCCGGATTAAATCACGTACAAACCCAAATGCAAAACATATTTTTATTCATCCAGACCTTTGTGAAACCTATACACAAACTGAATTACGGGACATGGTTGAAATAAGTACCCCATTTGCAAAATTCCCTAATAAAGAGGATAATATTGTCCCTATCGCGCGGTCGCAAACTGGAAGCCAGAAGTGACAAGTGGGAAATAGTGCATCATCGGGGAAGGTGATGTTATCAAAATCGGTGCCTCTGCATTGAAAAATGTACGCATCGATTTTTTTATAAAAAAACAAATATCCTTTACAAAACTATGTAATTTGCAAAAGCTATCTTCGCATTTCATTAATATTCGCGGTAACAAATCCTAAACGTTTTAGCCATCCTTTAATAAACCAAGGTTTATTTAAACGTCTTAAAAATGTTTCTCGTGCATCCATGTATTTTTGTATAAAAGTTTTAGGGTCGCATCGGGTTAACGCGGATAATGTTTTAGGGCCAATTATTCCGTCCTTAACTACACATAATACTTCTTGCATTGTACGAACAGCTTGACCAGGGCCTGAATGTACAGCAAAATCAAACACCATGTAATCTATGCCAATCGGTAACTCATTTCCTTTTACTTTATTCCAATACCGTTGTTTATATATTTCTCTTAATTTTTCATCTGAAATGGATTGTAAATCGTCTTTAGTCAGTGTTTGATCACACATATAGTCTCGATATGTTCCTAAAGTAATCCCACGCATAGTCGCACCCCCAGGGTCCAACGGGCTATCTGCCCAACCCCCTTCAGATTCTAATACGTATTTTAATGCGTTAATAAAGTTATCCCTCATTGTAGGCCCCGCTACCAAACAATCGCACTCCCCAATACATACTGTTACGTACGCTTGCACTTACACCAAGGGCTTTCATAGCTTCTAAAAATATCTCATCGCAAAATTTACGATCACGATCAAATTCATGCCCATATTGATATAGATAATCATGTATCACGGCGGCTTTGGTATATAACCCAATAGGCGGAAAAATAGACCATAAGGCACGAGGAACTGACGCGAAATCAGTCACAAAACCTTCAGGAACTACAACACCTACATCTTTATCAGTTTCATTAAAATAAAAATAAAAGTTTTCCACTAACTGCCATGTGGTAGGACCAACTGATTTAACAACTAACTCATCATGAAAGGTTTTCATATTATACCTTGTCTTGTTTAGTATCTAATCTATCTAATATACGTTGCATTAACGCTTTTATTTCCGTTAAATCTGAACGATGATCTTCTTTATAAACAGCCATGTCTTTAAATGAGTCCACACTGCGTTGGATATCTTTAATTTCACCCCATAACAGTTTAAATCCAAGCATACACATTGCCCCGAATCCTGCAGCTAGCCAGTTAATAATCATTTGATCCATTCCTACCCCCTATCGTATCTTGCTTATCGTCAGAAAATGAGTTAATTGGCGTTAACCTATCCGGCGACAATGCGTTAAGCACCGGCGCATTAGAATATAGCCCTTTAGCTACTGGAGCTGTATAAGTTAATGCTTTAATTAAGTTTGTTTTCTCCGAAGGGGGGATTTTTTCTAGTAGTTTATTTAAGTCTTGGCCTGATTGGAAAGCCTTTTCTAATACCGCCGTTGTTTTGGCATTTACTCTTTTACGTAACACATCGGTAGCCGCATTATACGCCGCCACTTTCGCATTAAACATGCCGGAAATTTTCTGTAATAAGTCTTTATTTTCATTTAATATTCGCGTTAATGATCCTTGACCATTTTTTGCCATATCCGCAATTTTTTGTTCACGTAATACATTATCAGCAATTTTCTTAATTGCTGAATATTGATCACCCATAGCGGCTTTAATATCGTAAACACCAGGGCCAAAAATATCTTGCACTTCTTTTGGATTATTATTATTAACAATCTTAGCAAACTCACCGCGCGATGAATCATATAAATCAAGAAGTCTAGCGGATAACTCCATTCGATTAACGTCTTTCATACCTTTCTTATGCGTATTCAAGAAATCTATCCATTCATCCCCCCCTGCTTTTACGATTGCGTCATCAATCATTGTTTTAGTAGTACCTACTAAATCGGCTAAACGTGCTTGCGTAGGGTTTGGGTCAACATCTTTTAAATATTTCATCACAACATCATTAACCCCTGTTTTACGAATTTGATGTAAATCCTCAACCGTCGGGCCGCCTTTTACTTCACTTAACCCTTTAAATTGCTTAGATAAATTACTCAATATCCTAGATTGCGTTTTATCCGCACGGATACCAGGCTCTCGTGTCATAGAAGATAATTTATCGGCAAGTTCATTAACATTTAAAGGCCGTATCCCTTCCGCCGCCAAATCATTCATTTGGCCTTTAGCTGCCATGATTTTAGCTGTAGCGTCTATCACCTCATTATCTGCGGGTGTTTTAGTAAGGGGGGTTCCAACACCTGCGCCGGAAGTGGGCGTGCTTATGTCTTTTAATTTCTGCACGTTAGCGGCCACTTCTTCTTGAAGTGGTGGGTACAATTTACCGCCTAAATCAGCGCGTTCCGCTGCTGCTATTCTATACGGATCGCTCGCTTTTGTTACCTCATTTTTCGCCATTTTTCGGGCCGTTAAGGCATCCGCTTGTGAATCACCCCCCGCAAACTTGGCTATTATAGCGCGGTCATTTGCTATTTGTTTCTCTAACTGTTGATACCCTGAACTATTAATTTGTTTACTTAATAATTCATTTGCTAGTGCGTAAACTGCGCGGTTTTCTACACCCCCTTCTGCCAATACTTGCGCTGCGGATAATCCCGGTGGGGAATTGGCTAAAATTTCTTTTGCTTTAGCTGCATCCTTATCCAAAGAAGCGGTAACAATATTAGCGGCTTTTGTTCTTGCATTGGCTTGTGAGGGGAATATTTTAGATATTTTATTAATCCCAGCACCTCCAACCGATACTACGGGTGTTAATGGGTTTGTATATACGGCGGCTTTACCTAACATTTCTGCCGCACGCGCACCTTGAGGTACTTTAGCCGCCGCTCCTGCACCGGCAGTAAACAGCATAGATAAATCCCCTGCTAACCGTGCTGGGTCAGTCGCTAACGTATTTAATACATTTTGATACCCGCCATACGCATTTTTATAGTCTTGACCTAACGCATTTGCTGTTTGCAAAGCATTAGTAGTGTCTTGGTTTTGAATATAGTCTTTATAAAATTGATCTGGCAATGCTTTATAAACACCGCCGGCGGCTAACTTACCTAAACTAATCGTAGTATCTATAGGATGTAATATTGCATTAGCCGCCCCGCCAATAAAATTACCTATACTAGCAGGGGCGTTTGATATACCTTCACTTATAGCGCCGAGTAAAGACCTATTAGGAAGCGATTGCTTAGGCGTTGTGTTAGACCCTAATGTATTTTCCACTAAATTTTGTACTTCGCGCTGTTTAGATGTTTCATCCGTATGCCATTTTCCAGCGGCAAAATACGCGCGGCCCCCTGTCGCATTACTAGCTGTATCTTCAATAGGCACCCACGCATTGTTAAGATAAATAACTTGTTGCCCCGTTTTTTTATTGGTTGCGATATTCATATCATTTTTCTCGCGTATATCCATCAGGTGGAGGAGGGATTAGCTTTGAAGCACCTGTCGTTTTAGTTTTAGTTCCATATAATTCAGATAGACGTTGTATTGTCTCTAAATTTGTTTTAATGTCACGCGTGGGGTCGGAAGCGCTTTTTATGAAAAACTGTAGTTCTTTATTTGAATCCATTTGTTTAGCCGACATTCCTGTTGCTTGTTTAATTGACGCAAGCAGAAGTGGTTGAATAGCTTCTATTTTATTACGTAACTCTTGATTTTTAGTTCCAAATATTCTTCCAGCAGCTTGTCCTGGACCAGTAGCCGCAAGTGAAGCAAACGCATTGCTTCCAGGTTGATTATTTGTATTAACAATCCCCCCATTTTTATCTAATTCTAAATACGCATTTTTTAAATCAGATAACAATGTATCTACAGATTCTCTACCTTCCTGTGTTTTTAATTCTTTACTTGCTTGAGTAGGCTCTTTCCCCGATACCCCAATAACACCTGGGGCGCCCCCACTTCCGCCTCTATATGTTCTTGCATCAATTGCCAACATTCGTGTAGGGTCCGCTGGGTCCACAATGTGTGTCACTGTAGGCGTTCTAGCCGATAATGCCAATTGCCCTCTGGAAACATCTAGCCGCCCTTTATCTAGTTGTAAATCCTGACCTTTTCGTACATCTTCTACTTGTTCTTTTGGTGTTAACGCAGAAGTCAACACTTCTAATTTAAATTCATTAAATCTGTTAGGGTTAGATAAAATTGTTTTAATTAAATGATTACCATATACAGCATCTACTTCTCCGTCATTAATTGCCGTATTTATACTATCAGCCATCGCTTCTGGCGTATTAAAACGTGACACTTTTTGAGCAAAATTCATACGCTTATTTAAGTCATTTTCTAACCTAACTTTAGTAGCATCACCCCGCCTTTTATCCAATTCACCAACTTGTTTTAAGTGTTCCATGCCTATATCACCAAAACGCGACATAATTTCTGCTTGAATAGTAGGCGAATTATAATCTCTTGGTGTTGCACTATATTGATTCAATTGTGCTTGTAGCGCATCCTTACGTTGCGCAGCATCTAAATTTAACGCATTCATCTTCTGCGTATCTTGCATTTGCCTAATTTCTAGCATTTTAGCAAATTTATTTAATGGATCCTCTATTTCAACAGGTTTAAATTGTAAGGCGATATTTGGATTTATAGGCATAATATCGTATCTCCTACCTTATACTATTTAAAAGATTATTACTATTAAATGAGTTAATTCCTGAACTTAACATACTAGAAAGCGCATTTGCCCTACCAATATACCCTGATGCTCTCGCATTCCCTGCTTGTGTGTACGTGTCTGCCAATCCTCGTCCTAAATTATCCGCCGAATTAGACAGTATATTTGTTGATGTTTGCCCTGCATTCATTAAACTTTGTAAAGGGTTTAGTTGGTTACTACGGTTAGTCTGATATCGATTAAACGCATTATTGTATTCTTGTGATGCAGATTGTTGGCCATAATTTTGAGCGGCTTTTAAGGCAGCGCCACTAATTAAACCACCACGTGCTGCAGCCTGACGATCGAGCGCTTTTAAGCCTTCCGATAAACGAAAATTATACCCAGGGTCTTGTTGAAAATCATCCATAGAGAAATCGCGCGCGTATTTCCCAAAATCTGCGGTATTTGTATCTGTTCCCAACCCCATGTAATTAAGCAATCGATTTTGCGCATTTAATCCTGCATCTCGAAAAGGCGCGTTTAACTCTACCTGCTTATCAAACATTTGTTTCTGAATTTCTGCGGCGCGGTTGGCTGCCGCAACTTGAGCATCTGCGGCCTTGCGTGCAGCCCTAGACCCAAGTAACCCGCTTGCAACTGTTCCAATAATAGCCGCCCACATAATTACGCTCCTTCTCTAGGTGGTGGATAAGGTAAAAACTCAGACGTTTCGGGGTCAAACCAATATTGATCTGCAATAATATAACTAGGGCACGTTTGCCAATAGAAAAAAGGCTCCGCAACAGGGAAAATATTTGCGTCTTCTTCTACCTGTGCTACACGGTAACCTGTCACTCTTGATTCAATCGTTGAGATTAATGCTTTCATATTATCACCATTCAATTAAAACTACACCGCCCGCACCAGTACCACCAGCATTACCAATTCCTATCCCCCCAGTAGCACCACCTCCGTAATTTAAACCGGGGAAACCTATTGTCGGTGTATTACCATAGTTTGGTCTAGGTAAACTGGAAAGAATGTTAGCACCTCCTTGGTTTGACACAGTCCCAAAACCCGCTCCTGCGCCACCAGTGAAATTAAGTGTTCCATTTGCAGCAGAACCGCCGCCGCCACCGGTTCCGCTCGCCCCATTTCCACCACCTGTACATGTCAATGTTGTAATGACCTGCGTTCCAGATGATACGCTAGACGCACCCCCTGATACGTTTGAGGCTCCGCCAACCCCAATTGTGATTGTTAACGTATTCCCGATAGTTAACCCAGTCAAATATTTAATTAATACCCCCCCAGCACCGCCACCACCACCCCCAGTGCTTTCTTCACCATTACCCATACCGGATCCACCCCCGCCACCACCCGCAGACATAGTTATTTTAACGTTAGGTGATTGTATGATATGTGTTGTGGATGATATATACGCAACGCCGTAAATACTTGCTGAAATCCCGCCCGCCGCTACCGAAGTCCAAGTGGTTCCGTTTGACGTTAATAAATTCCCTGCGTCTCCTGGCGCCACGGTTTGTACTGCTGCAGTACCATTCCCTAACACAACCGCATTTGCAGCCAATGACGTCGCCCCTGTGCCCCCATGTGTTACTTCTAATGTACCCGTCACCCCCGTAGTTAATGGTAACCCAGTACAACTAGTAAGCACCCCTGACGCAGGCGTGCCTAATGCAGGCGTAATAAAAGAAGGGGAATCATTGCCTACTACTAAACCGCTACCGCTTTGATCTGTCATGGCGTCAAAGAAATTAGCTGAACTTGGGCTTTCTAACCAAGTTAATACGCCAGATGCCAATAGCCCCGATGATAAGCCCGGTGCAATATTATCAACTGTCCATTGCAAAACATCGTTCGCATTTTTCAATATAAACTTATATGTCTGTGCTCCAAGCCAAATATTCGCCTCCCCCGCAGCATTTAATATAATTGGGTTTGGATTAGCAGTGCCCCCTGTAGAATCAGTATAAGTCGCTAATGGTGTTGTAGTCCCTGCTTGATATGTATAAACTTTACCGCCAGCTAATGGGTTTCCATTTGCGTCGAAAAATTGTTGTTTAGCTACAGGCGATAAACTAGCAGTCATATTTTACCTCGGGATTAAAGTCATATTTGGTACAGTATAATACAATATACGTAATTGATCACCAGGGGAAAGCATAAACATACCATAATAACTCCCTGTATCATAATATTCTACACCATTACGTGTAAATTCTAATTTAACCACCCCACCACCTGAAATCATAATATCAACAGGGTAACTATTATTATTTGTATATTCAAACGGCGATGCCGTAGGCACTAATATACTAGGCTGAATAACTGTACCAGTACCTACACTTGTGGATAAATTAAGAAAGTAACGATACCATTCTCTAGCCATTAATCCTGTACGCGGGTCAATGAAATCTACCCTAGAACTGGGTATTGTAGTGATATTTTGGTCATTAGGCATCAGTAGGACTCACTTTTAATTCCGCACCTAAAATCGCAATGGTAACCGGATCAGTTCCTGACACTTCATACACGCGGTCGCGTAATTTTAATGTCATCCCTAACCGGCGCCAAATTGCACGCACACCTGTTTCACCTATTTTACCAATCGACGTCCAATGTTCATTTGACCATGTATGGCCGCCATCATCAGACCATCGTAACATGACTTGCGGATCACTCCCTTGTCCTGTAGCCAACCCTACGCCAGTTTCACAATCTAACTGTAATTGATGATGCGTTGTTCGATTTAAGTTATTTTGCCCAGGCGGCAATGCACGCCATGATCTTAACCATCTTTGAACATTGTCATTATCAGAATATACATTGGTATCATAAGCGTAAATATTTCCATTCTTATAATCGCCTACTACAATCACATTATTAAAATTCATTTGGCAATTTGATCTATGCCGTAACCAAGTTCCATTTTCAAACGACGCGCGCTCATGCCAACTTCCCGTTGCTGCATCATACACCCACGTTACGTTTGCGCTAGGAAATATTAATACGTAAAAAGGGTGCCCATTTTGTTGATACGTATAAGCAATTGCATCTGAAATAGTGTCGTAACTTTGAATTTTCCATTCAATTGCATGCGTAGAGATTCTTATGCCTGTATATCCGTTAGCACGATATACAACCCCATACCCCCTCGCGTCTGCACTTAGCCAAAATAAACTATTATCCATTTTAGCCACTGAAAAAGGCGCAACACACCCTATTTCATTATATGCCCCTTGTATACGTGCTAAAGGAAAATCTGCGGCCCCTGCGTTATACCAAACTTCAACCGAATTAGTACCAAATATCCATGCTTCTCGATGATCTACTATTAACGATACAAGGCCATCAGGCGAACCCTCTGCACTAGCAAAATCTAATGGGTCAATACTAGTTCCATCTAATAGTTGTGTTACCCATACACGTTGGCTATTAGGTTCATTAAACACAAAATATCCATCTAAATATCCTACTGTTACGGCACCGGGAAAATCCGGGTCAGTAATCGCGCCAAACGCATTAGTTACAGAATTGTAAATATAACTCGGCCCATTACATGCTACAAATAATTGCGTGCCGTTGTCGGACATAGACACCGGGCCATTACCACTTACCCCACCAATTAAAGTAGCAGAATACGCTGCGTTAATTTTATAAAGCTGTGTACCAGATACAACATACCCCACATTATTAAAGGTCCAAAGCCCACGTATAGGGCCTGTACCAATTGTAGCTAATAATCGTAACCCTGGGCATCGTTGCAAAAATGCAGGCTCTTTACCTTCTTGTAGTATTTCAGGATACAAATTAACCATGCGGTCATTTGCTGCATTTATGCTAGTTGCTACATACGATTGTCCAAGAATAGGTGTTTTCATATCATCTCTAATTTGGCGCGTTTGTATAAATGTTATATCGTGGGCGCGTTACTAAAATAGGATATGGTAATGCTAACAAATCCATAGGATCATTAATACGTTGTAAATTTCGTTTAGATATATCTGAAATACGTATGACACGTGGTGAAGGCTCAACCCCAAATTCTGCGGCTAATTCACATGCCAAATTAAATCGAAACGCGCGTAAATACCCAGGCGGCAACGCAATTTCAGTATCTAAACTTGCAGGCGCTGTTAAGGGAATAACTGAAATAAAATGCCATTCCAAGTCCTTAATTGGAACAGGGTAAACACGCATTGTAATGTTAGGATAATCATTATTAACCCATATTATTTGTGGGTATGTACTGGTTACTGTTTTTAAAGCAATAGCGTTGTATTGATCTTCATTAACAAAACGTATTCCAAAAGAAAGCCTATTTTCAGAATCTTTAAAATATGTAGCCCAATCTAAATCAATAGGCCGTTCACCTACAAAATCACCAGATGGCCCTAATGTACGCATGGCTACATTAGATGGCCAAACAAAAGTTTGATCCATAGTCGCGTATACAGTTAATCGCTCTGTACTCCACGAATCTACCATTTGATCAAACGCCGTCAACGCGTCTTGAGATGTTTCAGCCGAAGGCGTCTCCCCTTCTGCTAAAACACCTAATAAGCGCAACGCACCATTAATTAAATCCCCTGCAGTCGTAGTAGACATTTTACCCTCCTGTAGCGGTACTCCTACGTCGATTAATTACTTTAGGCGATGTGATCGCCACTAAAGCATTTTCAGAATTTGCTATTTCTAAAGACTCTACGCCAGGCTCATTTCCTATTACTACATGTTCACCAGGCACATAACGAAACCATCCATTTTTTTCGTCATTTTTAGCTTCCTGTTCTGTAGTGGCGACTTTAGTCCCATGTCTTACATGATGTAAATATATAACCATTATAAAATCCTTAGAAATAGCCCTCAAAAAGAGGGCTATTTGTTTTAGCCAATTCGATACAAAGTGTATGAACCTACACCTGTTTTACGAACTCTAAACGCGCCTGCTGATTGTGCTGTAGTAGCCGTATTAGCAACTACAGTAGGATTCCCCACTAATGTCCAACCAGTCCCTGCAGCTAATGTTGCCGTTTCTGCACTAGTAGTAGAAATGTTAATAACAGAAAAGTCGAAACTACTATTTACTTTCATGTTACTAAACGTAGAATCCATATTCGAACCTGTTGGAAGCGTATATGTTGCCGCGCCACTTGCCCCTTGATTAGATGTAATTAAACCCACACCTAAACTTGCAGAGGTTAATGTTGCAGATACTGTTTGCGCACTTGGCGCGCCTTGGGTACTAATATTAACTTCAGACACATTGCCATCTGTATATTGATACCCACCACCTACTCCTGGTAAAGCCATAATAATCTCCTTAAATTAACCCCACATCCGAACACCTAATTCTGGCCGAATAGCATTAAAACCATATAATACATCGACACGAGTAGGCAAACGATCATTATTAATATCGTATTGACGAATAATTCGCATTGAAATACCGTTATGAATTTGACGTGCCGACATATCAACATTCGTAGGCATTACTAAGTCAGCAGTAGCTAATGAAATTGCATCTTTATGATAAATAAGATTTTGTGGGTAACTAGTATTAGCCGCACCTACTACGGTAACCCCCGCGCCGGATTGCGGGAACGCATTAATAGTTGCTAACGCGTTATCTGCAGTATACATAGCTGGCGATACATTAATACTGCTCCATGTACCACTTGAAGCTGTAGCAGTATTAAGAACGGTAAATTGTTGTAAGCTACCTGTTGATTGACGTGTTTGTGGGTTAACTGCATATACACCTGCAACCGTAAACACATCACCTTGATTAAAGGTCGCCGCGCCACTATCACCTGTAATCGACAATGTTGATTGTCCTTGTGAACTTACCGTAGCTGCAATAGTTAATGTAGAAGGCGTCGCCGTACGCGTGCCCGTAGTGTGCATTTGAATTGATTGAGACATTGCAATCTCATCATATCCTAATACACCCGTTCCCATGCGCCCACTATGAAATTGTTTGCTAATAGTATCTTGTGGGTTAAAAAACCCTTTCATACCTTCAACCAACCCCACGTTTGCATCTGGATTAACCGTACAATATCTGTTAGACATAGGTGCCGCTGTATTATCTAACTTAGCCATCCCTTGCAATAACACTAACGAAGTTGCAGGTGTAGTCCCAGGTGTACCAACACTGTTATAAAAACTCTTATATACAGACGCTAAATCTGCATCTATTGTAGACGCTAACTGGGAAATACGTGGCTTTAATACGCGTTCAGCAAAATCATCTAACTGCATAGTTAATTCTGCAGATGTAAAGTTAAGCCCAACATGTTTTTGAGACGATACGGTTAATGTAGTGTATTGCTCATTATCATCTTGCGCTTGTAATGCTGCACCATCCGTAACTAAACAACGATCTGGTAAACGAATGCGTAAAGCCGTGCCAATTTTAGCCCCTTCTATGGCATAAGAACTGTCATATTGACGATTAACAAAACGTGAAAGAACACTATTATTTTCAAGAATCAACAAACTTTTTCGAGTGATCATCTCAATCGTTAGTAGGGTATTCCCCATAACAACCTCCTATAAATAAATTTTAAATGCGCGAGGCCAATTTTTTTCGTACTCGCTCGTTTTCTTTGCGTGCCCACTCTTCCATACTTAATTCCGTTGCTGCTTTAGGGTCTGTCGTATCAAGTGTTTTAGCATTTCCACGTGCGGTTACTGGAGAAATCGGCGCAGGTGCGCTCGAAGTTTTTTTTGCTGGTGGGTTATCTGCTAATTTCACTTCTAACCGACCAATAGCCTTTATTTGCTCTAATGGAGGTAACGTAGCAATACGATTAGATTCTTTAGGATTTAACCCTAAATGATACGCAATTTCAGGCCCTAACTCAGAAGAAATAATAGCTTGAGCCATAACATCAGTAACATGATGTGTTGGCGCTTTAGCTATTTGTTCAAAATCAGGGAATTTTTCTTCAAACGCTTCAATTCGACTTTCAAATTTAGCGGTCAATTCTCTCTGACTTTCTATCTCTTTCTGTTGCCTCATCAATTCAAGCGCTTTTTGTTGCACGCGCGCATCTTCAAATTCTTCATTTGAATTAAATTGATCCGGTGAAATAGGCGCATCTAGCTGCGGCGTTTGTTGTTGCCGTGCAGAATACTCTCGTTCTAACCTTCGTTTCTCTCTAGCAATTCGCTTTGCAAGAATTTCATCCATTTCCTCTTGTGTAAAAGTTTTTGGACTTTCTACTGGCTCAGCTTCCGGCGTAATATCTTCGGGCGCAGGGTCTGCCGTAGGCACCTGTTCCGGCACGGATAAATCTTCCGTTGAGATGTTGTCTTCCATTTTTGTCCTTTAAGAACGCCTGGTGATTGCGCCAGTACAGTATTCATGTAACTAATTGTATCACTAATTACAATTATAACAATAATTAAATACTATCTATTCAACAATTACTTCTGAAAGTACTTTTTTATTTTCAGATTTAGGTGATTTTATAGCAACATGTTTGTTATTAACAGGTTCCTTTGCTGCTACCTGTGCTTGTTCAAATTCTTTAGAGTATTTTAAAATTTGAGATTCTAATGCAAGTAAGGCTTTATATGCTTTAGTTTTGGTAGGTAATTTTAATGAAAACGTATAACATTTTGTTAGTTCTTCATAAGAAAATTCCCATAATCTAATTTCTTTTACATTAAGATTTAATGGAACTTCGGGCAATTTAGGAAGAAACATTCTTAATTGTTCATCTAGTTTTTCCCAAAATTGGAATTGTTGATGTTCAGGCGATAAATCACCTAAAGCAGTATGCCAAAAAAAAACATCTTCAATACTCATTTTCCATTCTAAACTTTTCATAAATATCCCTTTTAAATTAATTAAATATTACCAACCCATCATAAAAATCTTAATATATAAAAATACCCCTAGCCACCATTCTAGCTTTTGAACGTAAATAAATGTCATTTAATTCTGATTGAGATTTTGCCGAATCAAATAAAATTACTTCGCAAATCGTAGGGTTTCCCGCAAAAGTAGTCGCATTGTAATGTACATCACCCACACTAATTTTTCTGACTGGATTAGAAATTGATCTAGTAGCGGTTCCGGTATTGACTGCGCTTGTTGTAGGTTTGCCAACAAACAAAACCCTGTTTCCAGTCGAATTAATCGAAACTGCGATAAAAACAAACTGACCTAAGCCGTCAAGCGAAGAATCAATCGCAATTCCGCCAAAGCCACCTCTTTCATTCGCTGAAATCGCTGGTGAAGTAGCCCGAGCGGAAAGAAATGGTGAAAAGCCGCCACCGCCACCGCTTTTTAAGTTACCACCAAGAATTGCGCTAATGTTTTCTCTTTTTGCAATCACGCAAAAAGTCATATTTGGAGTTTCATCAAAAGCAGATAGCAAGCCAGCCCCTTTACCCCTAATTGTCATGCTAGAATTTGCTAATAGCGGTTCTTCTCCATTTTTTATAAGAACCGAGGCATTTACCAAATCAGAAAAATTTGGATTATCCAACCCGAAAAGCCAATGCGCTATTGCTCCGTTCTCCGCAGTAGCTCTAGGAACTTCGCTGGTGGAAACAGAAAGAACGTCTGACGCTTCACCAAAGCCAATAGTATTGTATCCGCTTACTCTAAAATCATAACTAGTCTCTTGTAAAAGTCCTTCGATTTCACATTGTAGGGCAGTAGAAACTCCATCAGAATAAACAATCCAATCCGCCTCACTTGAGAATTTATATTCAATTTTATAGTCAATAGACGCCCCACCTTGCGCTGGCAAATCCCACGCCAACAAAACAGAAGAGTTTGAAGTGTTAAGAGTTCTTAAGTTTAAAACTTTGCTTGGAACAGCGTTATTTAAACTTATAAAAGTTGAAGGTGATGGAGCGGAGACTAAAGAGTTTTTTGCGATTGTTGAAACTCTAATCTCATAAGTCACGCCCAAATTTAAGCCGCTAATTGTTCTTACCCTTGTGCCAAGAGCGGTTGATAATGGAGCTGGCGCAGTAGTCCAAGCTGATTCACCCTCGGCCTTATATTCCACTTTGAAACTGTCAAATTGGCATAGTGGCGCGTCAAAAGTTATTATAATGGTACTTCCAGAAACGCTTTTAATAATTGGGGCATAAGCAGGCGACACTAATGGAAAACTTGGATGATTTTTTAGAGCTGACCTAAGCGCAATGGCAGCCGCTTTACCAAGTAATCTTGAGCCAGCTGCGTTGTAATGCAAATCGTCCCCGTTTTGAAAAGCCGCGCCACCTTGGCCATAAGCGAAGGCAGAATAATCTAATCTTCGTGGAGTGTCCTCGTGCGCTCTGTTGATATTGCCATTAGTCTTAACAACATAATCAGGAACCATTTGTAAAATAATTACCGCAGCGTTTTGCGCGCCCTCAATTCTTGACCTATACCCAAGCATTGCTGCATCAAGAGCCGCAGAATAACCTGCTTGCGTATGATTTACCGCATCACCCTCACCTTGTAGCCAAACAATACCCTTAAAATAACTTTCAGGGTATTCTTGCCTTGCCGCTGCGATTGCAGCGTTAGCTTGTGCAATTGCATTTTCGTAAAGAGGACGACCTGGATTACCAGAAGCCCAAGGGCCATTATTCATTAATGTTGTGCCACCATGTGCCGCAGGGACTAATAAAATTCGTCTATCTGAAGGAGTATCCAATGCTACCGATTTTGCAAAATGAAATATCGGGCTTACTTTACCTCCGTTCACATATTCTTCGTTATGCGCTGGGTCATTGCCCAAAAAAATTGTTCTGTATCTCGTATTATTAATAGAGCCACCAAATTGAAATACTCTTGGGTCGTTAAAATCCTGCAAAGTGTCAGCAATAGTGCCACGCCCGCACATGTTGGATTGTCCTATCATTAAATAAATATCATATCCGGCAGCCATATAATCCCCTAAACTAAAGTTATCGCCCACTTGTTTGAAAGATACTGCGTTACTGCTTCCATTTCTTGATTAGTTAGCGTCCTTGAAAAAATAATAATTTCTCCAATGCCGCCAATCAGCAAAGCAACTGCGCCTGTATAAGCGCCAATTGTAGCGTTGGTGCTAGTGCCAGAAAGCCCATTGTTATTTGATGAAACAAGCCCATCATTACATGCTAACCGCTGATATACGCCTCCGCTACGACTACAAATAATATTGTAACTTGACTTAGTTATTCCGCTAACCGTAACTCTGTTACTTGACGCCGCAGAAGTGGTGTAACTTATACCCCCAGCATTTGCCTCAGACCGCAAAAAATAGCGCGTAGCTGTTCCGGTTCCGGTTGAAGACAAAAAATATCTTACCGCAGAAGTATTAGTGCATTTCCCCACTAAAAAAATTGTGGAATTTTTACCAATCTCTAACAAAGCAGATGGCAATGTGTAAAAATCTGAACCATCCGCAATTGCCGTAGCTAATCCGTTCTGCTCGCTTGCCGTTCTTGTCATTCTCGCCGAACCTGTGGCTTGGTCATTTGTGTGATTGCCTTTTCCAGTTCTATCGAGAAATTTAACAATGTTACTTCCCGACAAATCAAGATAAGCATCATTACTTGCATCATACCAAGCAAGCGCAGTGGGTAAAAGCAAATCTATATTTACTTGCCCCATCATCATCGCATTTGATAAAACTGACATATTATGCAAATCCTAGATTTGAAGAAATTGAAATTGATGCCATTACTGCGGTCGCCGTGCCAGCCGAGCCAGAAGTTGCGATTAATGTCCCCGCTTGGCAGTTTGCAAAGCTGCTTGATAAGCTAAACGTGTTTGCATCAATTACGGTCACCCAATACGTGACATTGACCGTCAACCCGGTAGGCAATGTACCAACAGTAAATCTAATTCTTTGCCCGGTAGCAAATCCGTGCGCTGTCCAAGTAACTACTCCTGGAGTTGCAGCCGTAATCGTAACTGAGGCAGTTGAGTAGGCATTTACATAATAATACAATTGGTCAAGAGATAACCCCGGCGTTGAAAGCACAATTGGAACGCCGTTTGGGAAGATGTATGGCCAAGCATAAAGCATTGTTCTACTACCGGTAATATCTTGCCGTACGTTAATTACACCGGTTTGACCAGCAGATAAATTGGTTGGGACAGCTAAACTTGTATTGTGTGATAAAACCAAATTAAAATTATTGGCTAACGAAAAATCCGGCGTTATTGATGAAGAAGACGTCAATGAGACAATTCCACCGCGCTGTGCTTTAGTAAATGTTTGCGCTGCAGCTAATGACGCCAAAGACTCCCCAAGCGTATTAAAGGTTGCTACGTTATTCCCTGAATTAACTGCACCCATGATTTAAATTCCTTTTTTATTGCTTTCTAAAGTAAGGGGCATTCGTTTAAGAATGCCCATAAATAAAAAATTATACTGCGTTAAAATTACCTTGATTTGCTTCTGCAATAAAGGTAGTGTTTGCTACTTGGCAAGTCAAAGTAAGAACCGTGCCCGCATCAAGCCCTGTAAGTGAACCCCCAGTACCAGTAGTGGTGGTTTCAGTCCCACAAATAATATTTTGTCCAGAGTTTTGAGCAATAGAGAAATTGCCTGCTCCTTGGTAATAAATTTTAAATTGTGTACCTACTGTTGCCGTAGTTGGTAATGTATACGTTACTAACGATGCGTTGTTGGCAAAATATGCAGTATTGGCTGCTAATGTGGCACTTGTACCAGTTGTAGTTACATAACTAAATGCTGGCGCACTAATAGTAATATCTGCTGTCCCATTAAAAGAAACGCCATTAATAGTGCGTGCTGTTTGTAATGCAGTTGCAGTGCCCGCATTGCCTGTTACAGCACCAGAAATTGCATTTGTTACCGTTAAATCAGTAAAGAATCCAGCAGCAAAACGTGTTCCAGTTGTACCTAATGAGCCAGAGCCAGTAATGCTATTTGACCCCATTGCTAAAGTTCCACCCATTGTTAAACTATTTAAAGTTCCTACGCTGGTTAAACCAGATGTAACTACTGTTGCATTTAATTCTGTGCCAGTTAATGTCCCTGCTGGGGCAACAACAGAGGCCGTTCCTGCTGCTGTTAATTGACCTTGTGCATTAACAGTAAACGTTGGAATTGCAGTTGATGAACCGTAAGAACCAGCCGAAACAGCCGTATTTGTAATGCTGAATGTGCTGCCACTTAAAGTTAACCCTGTTCCTGCTACATAAGTACCCGGGCCTGAAACTTGAGTAAATGTTAAATCTGTCGTTCCTGGTGTAATTGGGTCTGGTGTAATCAAACGGAAAGTACGTGAAGCGTTTGCAGTGCCAGCTTGCACAAAAATCTCATCTCCAGAATCCATATTGGAAGAAGAATCAAAATCTGTTGCACGTGTTAATACAAAAGGATTAGAACCATCACCAGTAGCAGTAACAACATAAACCCCATTGTAAGGCGCATTTCCTGAAGTTTCATTTTGAACTAAAACACGTTGCCCCACAGTTGGATTTGCACCATCTACGGATAATGCGCCGTTAGAATTGGCCGTAATTGTTGCGCCAACACCAGAAGTACCATTGTTGTAAGTAAACGCAGATAATGCGGCAGCCGTTGCATAATTTGCCGAAACTAAAGTAACGCCACCGGAAATAGCTGCATTAATAGCGGTTGTTACAAACGCTGTGGTTGCAACTTTAGTAGAATTATCTGATACTGATTGCGTAGGTGCTGTTGGATTACCTGCAAGAGCTGGTGAAGAAGCAAATACTAATGCGCCAGTACCAGTCTCATCCGTTACAGCCGATGCCAAATTTGCAGAAGAAGGCGTTGCTAAAAACGTTGCAATACCTGTACCTAATCCAGAAATACCTGTGCTAACTGGAAGACCACTACAATTTGTTAGTGTACCTGCTGAAGGTGTCCCAATATCAGGTGTAACTAACGTTGGGCTAGTGCCAAAGCTAGTTAAACTAGAACTTGTTACGCCAGAAGCTAATGTATTACCCGTAAGCAACCCAGCGGCTGCTTTATTATTTGTACTATTAAAATTTGCCATTATATACTCCAAAAAAAATTATTGAAATATTTACAGTTTTATACAACGTCAAAGTTACCAACGGGGCTAATTACCGTAAATTCTGTGTTTGCTGCTGTACATAAAATTGTTAATACTTCACCTAGATTAATATTTTCAATTCTGCCATCTGTTCCTATGGTGGTCTGTGTATCACCAGCGATAATTATTTGTCCTGCATTTTGCAAAAGTTGCCCTGCTGATGGGGCTAAATATACAATTGAAAATCTTGTGCCAAAAGCAGCTGTTGAAGGTAATGTAAAAACAGTTTGTGTCGCACTATGTGAAACATAGCCATTATTAGGTGATATAGTTTGTGTTGTACTTGTTGTATCATTCCAAACAAATGAATCACCAGTTAACGAATTAATTTGAGTTTGAAGATTAGATGTTGCACCTTTTACATAACTTAACTCAGTTAATGATGGGTACGTACCTGTACTTAACCCAACAATACCGCTTTCAGAATCCGTTGCTACAATTAAATTTGGCGCAATACTTTCCATAATAAGCGCATCTGCCATATTAACTTGTAATTGGAAGGTAGCCTTAAATTGTGATATATCCACATTTAGATATTCGTATAGTGCAATAGGGCCCGACGCTGCATTCCTAACTGTATAACTTACGCTTGCTTTATGAGAGCCAAGATTTGTATATTTAATGCCCCCTAATGATTCAGATAAATATTGACTAGCAATAAATTCTACTGATGCGCCAGTGCTAGATGTAGGGGCATATAAAGTAAAACTTGAAGGTTGAGGGCCGCCTTCTCCTCCTCTAATCGTTGATAGGGACACAATATTAAAATCATCTGACCCTAAATTAACGGTAAGAGGCGTATCACTTGCATCTGTACAATATAAATTAAGAGTTTGAGTAGGTGAAACTACATTTGGAGTTATTACAGAATGCGTGCCTAAATTTAAATTTGTCGTAGCACCAGTGTACGGAACATAATCATCAAAATCACTTGTTAATGCCATTGTTCCACTAGATGATGGAACGGTTAATTCAACTATGGTTGATGTTGGCACATCATCCAATAAAAATTGTAATTGCTTACTTGCATCACTCCAATGTTTAAAATACGTAGTGTTGTCAATTGTAGTTAACCCAGAATTAAATGTTTTTAATCCTGCAAATGTTTGCGCAGAAGTATTTACTAATCCTGGAGCAGTTGCAGAAGCAGATTGCATGTATAAATCTGAACCGTCAATAACCGCGCCGTTTGAAGATGCTGTTTGACTATCAATACTTCCAATAGTAGTTACGCCACCACCTCCACCACTAGCTGAAATAGTAAAAGATGCCCCACTTTTTGAAATAGTTACATTGTCACCACCTATTAAATCGTAAGAAACAAGGTCTTTGCTAGTACCATTTGTTCCTATCAATTTATTTTCTGATGCTGTCGTTAAATTAAAATTATTTGCAGTAACTTTAGCATTAACTACAACGTTATTGTTAAATATTGCCCCATTTTGGTTATTAAGATTTAAGCAATTTAAGGTCGTTACATCTATTATGCCAGATGCTAAAGAAAATAACCCAACTATGCTATAAGAGTTAAAAGATACTGCTGGATTCCCACCGGACGTAGTAGGGGTAATTGGCACGCTGCCTAATGTAACGCCTGCGTTAAATGTTTTTAATCCTGCAAATGTTTGTGTTGTGGTATTTATCAATCCTGGGACAGTCGCAGAAGCAGATTGCATGTATAATACATTAGAACTAAGTGCAGCACCTTTAGCGGCCGCGGTTATTGCGTCCAAATCACCTAAAGATAGCCAAAAAGCAGATACCGTAGTTTTATCTGTTGTACCTGTTTGTACAATCGGCACTAACTCATCCCCAGTTAAGGGCGTTGTTGCTGAATTTAATTGAGAGATTTCTTTATTCGCCATATTACGGCTCCAATAAAATTAAACTACGATCTTCTTGTAATAACGCAAAACCATCTTCTAATAAAAGATGCCCCGCACTGTCAATTTGCATATTATCTTTAGTAAATGCAACATAACTAGTTACACTAACATCTACCCCAATTTGATAAGAATATCCCCAGCTCATAATTAAGCCTTATTAATAGGCTTACAATATACAACGCCGGAGTCACTGATTTGAATCGCGCTTACACGCCATAATCCAGATACAGTAATAGGAATTTTAAAAGGAATTGGGATTCCTGCGGGAATAGGTGTGCCTAATGTAGCAGTTGCCGTTACATTTTCTCCTACCAACACATAACAAGGTGTGGTAGACCAAATTAAAACGCCTTGAGGGCCTGCAGGCCAATTACCTGTATTTCCAGCGGTTCCAGAATACATCGCTGTTTGCGATGGAAATTCAGAGCCTATAAGTGGGTTTAATACTTCCATCGCTATACCTTTAAATATTTATACTAACTATATAATAACTTGCAAATATAATAATATCAACGCTATAAATTACTATTTTGCGGCATTTGTGAATCTTCTATTTGTGGCTGAGGAAAAATACCTGTTTGCGGTGTTTGTGAATCTTCTGTTTGTGGCTCAGGAAAAATACCTGTTTGCGGCATTTGTGAATCTTCTATTTGTGGCTGAGGAAAAATACCTGTCACATCTCCAGTAGATATTGCTGCATGTAATGTGCCTAATACAATATCTTGAATTTGTTCAGGGCTCATAGATGCTTGTACAACCTTAATCCTATTTGTCTCTGCATTATAGGCTTTAATTTGTAAATCTTGTGCTTCCATTGATTGTTGAACCTGCTGAAGCATTTGGTGCATTTGTTCCATTTCTTGCGCCATGCCTTGTATTTGCTGTTCTGCAGCCTGTAATGCGGGCGATTTATCATTATCTTCTAATAATTTAGGATCAATTGTTTTAGCTAGCCGTTCAGATAATTCTTGGGCACCGGGCCAATCCATATTTTTAACGAATAAATCTCCTGCTACTTTCCATAACTCAGGATTCCCTTGTAATATCTGCATCATTGCATCCATAGCTTCTTGACGCTTAGTCATATAACTCGGCCCTGTAGTAACACATACGTCGTAAGTGCCAACAGTAGGATTATAGATTTTTTGAATTACGTTTCCTGTTACATCCTTAATTTTACGTACAGGTTCTTGTTGTTGTGGGTTAAGATACGCCATTCCTACATCCCCATCCACTCCAATAATCCGCGCAATTCGTGGAACATCATAATATTTAGGTATTAAATCTACTAATTGCCATGCAACCTCTCTAATCCCACGTGCATGGTTATCTTGAAAATGATAAGTCCCTGTATCGCCTTGCTTTTCCCTAGCTAAAATAGCACGGCCTGATCGTTCGTTAGAAGTTGCGCCTAAACTTGAATCATATTGCCCAGTAACTGCTTTAATATCATCTGCCGCGCCCAATTTAGCTTGTAAAATACCTGTTTGAGGTAATGGCGGCTGCGCACGTTGAGGTAATGGTAATGGGTTTCCCGCACCATCAGTAGCATCTGGATTGACTTGTAAATAAGGCCAATTAGTTGTATTTGCTGACCCCCATTGTTGTTCAAACCCTTGAAATTGCCCGGCATATCCAATAAAAGGTGCTTTAGGTGAAAGTGCTAACATCTCTGTTTCACATGACGCCCAGTAGTTATACATTCGTTGTGGGTCTTTCGCATTACGTATAATGCCGGATAACAGTATTTTTCCGTTTACTTCAAATTCATTCCCCAAAACACGGATAATAGGAATATGTTTACCTGGCCAAATATTTTCTTCCAGTATCTCATACCCATTAGTTTTCCAATATTTAAGGGTTTTAATCATAACTTTTCGGGTTTTAGTCGGTTCTATCCCTTGTTCTTTATAATATTTTGCTTCTGGCGAATCTGAATACGCTGTTTGTTCGTTTGGGTATAAATTCAATGTTTTTTCTTCTGTTTCAAAGAAATAATAATCTGCTACGCGGATAGTATCTTTACTTATCCAATACCCCTTAGTTTCATCTCCTACACCTTGATCAAGCCATGCTGTTAATGGTTGTGCATTTGGAAATTTTTGCTCAAACTCTATTTTAGTAAGGTCTTCTGTAACAAATGCCCATTGTGCATCTGCGCCACAAGGGTCTTGGCATAATGGGTCTAAATACACACTAAACGAATTGCGCACCCGCATAATTTTTAAATCTTGATTGAAACTATTATCATCGCAATATTCTGAAATAATGCGAATATACCCTTCCCCATACGTCACTTGGTTTTCGCACGCCGTGTCGTACGCAATATCTGCGTTACTTTTATACTCAATATGTTTAATAATCCCGTCAAATATTTCGGCTACTTCTATATCGGCTTTGTCATCTACGGGAATAACTTTACATGCCGGCCTATTTTGCCGTTGTTCGTTCGTTACTTGTTTGACATGTTGCGGCAATTTATTAATCGTCAATGTAGGCCGTGCGTTAATTGATTGTCCTTGCACTGCGCCACGTGTTGATAGCACATCCTCAGGCCATTGCCATTGATTATCCGGTGATCCAGCTAGAAAACGAAGATCATCTAGTTCACTTTCACGTGTGTCCGACCATGCAGCTGTGGCACCTGCAAAGCGTTCACGCATTAAGTCTAATTGATCATCTTCTTTATCGTTTACTTTACTCATTGACTACTCCAATCACATCTGCTTCTGTCATAAATATGTAAGTAGTATCGCCATCTTTAATGACTTTATCATTAGCGTATTGCCCATACATGACCACGTCACCCACTTTGACATCCAGGGGCTGTATTTTGCCATTGGACTTAGTTTTACCGGGGCCACACGCTACAATTATCCCTTTTAATGGTTCTTCTGGGTTGGGTAGTAAAATGACACCTACTTTATCAATTAAAGGCGCTTGTTTTACAACAATGCGATCACTCATAGGGCTAAACTGCATTATCTACCTCTTCCTGTTGTTCGTTTAGTCGCTTGTCGTTTGACAGCGTACGCAATCGCAACAGCCTGTTTAACAGGCTTTCCGCTTTGATATTCTTTCTTCACATTCTCTTTTAATGCGTTCTTTGATACGCTTTTTACAAGTGGCATTTTAATGTCCTAACCATGAAGTTGATGTTATTGATAAATCGGCGTTATATTTCGCAGAATATCCACGTGTTGTCGTATTGTCAACGCTTGTCAAATAATCTGTTCCTATCTTAAACGCAAACGTACACGCTAACGCATCCCCATAGTCTGGTGAGGGTAGCCCGCGTTTTTTCATGTCTTTTTTTGCTTCTAAAAAAATAGTTCCTTTTGAATCCGGTTTCACGTGTGGTGCGATTAAATCCGCTTTTAAGTACCGATTGTCGGGCAGTGACGCCACACGTAGCCACTCGCGCATGTCACCCCACATTTGCGCCCTTTTGTTGCCGTACATCATCTGGTTAGTCGATTTCGCCCCAAAGTTAACCCCTCGCACTTTGTATTGCTGTTCCTTTAGTCGATCCACCACGCCCCCACCCACACCGCCTTCATCTATCACCGTCATTAGTGGACGATACTGCTCTATAACGCGTATAACGTGCCCTACGACCGCCATGGTGTCGTCACCTCTGTAAGATGCTATGGCGATCACATCGCGGCCCTGGCGCACGATTATGACGGTTGCGTCCGATCCAAACCGCGCTGGGTCCACCCCGATGATAATAGGCGCGCTAGGATTGCGTATCGGTTCTCTAGCAATGGCTTCTTCTACTAATTCCCTTGGTATGAATTGATCGTCCGTTGTTGCAGGAAACTCTCCATACACCTCAACATGCGCTTGTGTTGATTCTGGCCCATATTCATCAATAATTTGTTGGTACACTGCCTGATCCGTGTGCTCTACGGTTCGCGCATCGATTGTTTCAGTTAGCCAAAATGCACGGCGTGAATTAAAACATTCGTAAAAATACCCTGTATTACGCCGTGGGTTAGAAAACGCGCACCAAAATCGGTTCGGTGTGTTTTCTGTAAAGAACCCCGCTGCTACAGGCCATATCGGGTCCGCAATCCCCGATGCTTCATCAAATATCAAGAACATCCCTGCAAAGTTATGATACCCCGCGTATGCGTCTGGATTTTCTTCCGACCATAGCCGCCCTTCAATAGACCAATACCGTGTACCTAGTTTCAAATCTTCTTCTACTAAATCTGTTAGCCATTTGGCAGGTAATACCCGTGTCGCCGATATTTCAAACCAATGCGAATGTATCGACATTGCTAACCATTTCGTTATCTCCGCCCATGTAACAGACCGTAACTGTGATTCTGAGTTAGCCGATACAATTGTTGTAGACCCTATTCGGGTTGTCGTCATCCATATTGTTAGCCATGCCACCAAGGCCGACTTACCAATACCCCGCCCTGAAGCTACCGCTAATCGTAATGTATCAAAGTCAATCTTATCTTGATTTTGCTTAATATGATTTGTAATCGTATCAAGTACATTCTTCTGCCATTTGCGAGGCCCAGTAAAATGCTCTAATGGCGTCCCTTTTTTTCCCCAAGGAAAAACATACATTACAAATTTATATAAATCATTTGCTAATCCAGGAGCCCATAGATATGACATTAATTTTTGTTCATCCTGTGGGGTATATATAGTTGTCTGCATTTATGTAATTTCTTTTAAATGTTGCGCATCTAATGTAGAAGACACGGGGTTTATATCAATAACCCGTCTTTGCGCTTCTTCTAATGCCTGTGTAATTGATATGCGTTGATCCACATTCACATTAATAGTTTGGGTTTGGCGCCAATCATGCACATGAGTTAGTAAAAATTGCGTCGCTTTAACATCGCCCATGTCAGACGCCCTGTGCATCGCTTCAGACAATTCTAATTCTGCATCTGCACGTGCTTTCTGTTCTACTAGTTTAACTGCAATATCCATCTCTTTTAAACGCTTGTACTCTTCCGGCAGCATATCTGACGCGTACGCAATTGCATTTTCTTTTAATCCCGCCCGTGCAGCTCTATAGATCGCATTTAAACGTTCTTCAGTTGCTTTTAATACGCGTGGTTTGTATGGAATCGAGTACATATATACATCGCCTATGTTAATAGTAGTTTTAGTATAGCAACGTCTTTGTATTTTTACAATTTTTTAATTTTAGGTTTGGGGTTTGGGGTGTGGGGTTTTAGTTTTAAAAAAAAAAAAAATTGGCTGTGGGCCTAGGGCCTCGATACACACATATTGGCGGGCCCTAGGGGGAGGGGGTGTCTTACACCCACCACCTGCCCTCTGCCC